CGGAAAGTCACAACTTTATGCGTATTGGTCGAAAAGTAATGCGGATACTAAAACGGAGAATACTGTTGTCTTTTTTACGAAGGCTGGTGTTACTGATTATGTAATGCATTTAACTGATGATTTTGAAGAAGGCACAGTATTACACTTTAGTGTAGGTCCTGATTTTTTTACCAAACACTTTACTATTCAAACCCTCCAAGGTTTCCTCAAAAGTCATTGGCCAGAGCCTCATAGCGTTCTATAATCATAGTGTGTCGGTAGCTTAACCGGCTAAAGCGCTTGGTTGTGGCCCAAGAGGATGTGAGTTCGAATCTCACCCGACACCCCATCTTATTGACGTCCTTACTGTTTTATTCTATAATTAAAGTTTGCCTCTGTAGCTCAATTGGTAGAGCCTCTGTTTTGTAATCAGAAGGTTGGGGGTTCAAGTCCTCTCGGAGGCTCCAATTTATAAGTTAGTCTTCGCTCAAACGTTTCCGTGTTGATGGCCTATAAAGCCATCTGATGATCGTTTCCTACAGCCGCTGAGCGCGCTAAGGCAAAAATACGGTGTGTGAAATGTGGGGGTTGCGAAGACGCGGGCTGTTAGTATAACGGCGATTATTCCTGACCTGCAATCAGGAGATGAAGGTTCGATTCCTTCACGGTCCACCAATAGTTCGCCTGGCGAGGCTCAGTACAGAGGCTTAGGTCTCGCGTTTAGGACCTTAACTCAATTGGTAGAGTGCCTGCCTTTGAAGCAGGAAGTTGAAGGTTCAAATCCTTCAGGTCCCACGGGGTAGTAGCAGAACTGGCATATGCACCAGTCTTAGAAACTGGTATTTGGAGGTTCGACTCCTCTCTACCCCACCAATCTCTATTGCAAGGAGAAAAGGATGAAACTTAAGAGGTCAATAGATGATCCCGCGCTTAGTGCCCCGCTGGTGGCTTTACGCACTGGCGGTAGCAGCGTTGGGATCCGACGTATTAATATTCACTGCAGGCTACTTTCTGAGGTACTGGTTTGAATAAACCGATTAAGCCAGTAGGACCCTATCCTCCCAACGGGTCGGTAGCTCAGTGGTAGAGCAGCGGGCTGTTAACCCGCAGGTCGCAGGTTCAAATCCTGCCCGGCCCTCCAATTCCCTATTCTACATATAGGCCTATAGCTCAATGGTAGAGCGCTTGCCTTATAAGCGAGTAACCCTGGTTCGATTCCAGGTAGGCCTACCACCCTTGACTCGACTATCAGCTAATGTTATACTTATAACATGATGATAGACGTTGTTCCATCAAAACCGGAGCTTTAGTATGAGAGATATTCCTATTCAATGAAGACCACCATTTAAATACGTTAACAAACTAGGTGTGGGATAGTGGTTGTCCCCGTGACCTGGGATCACGTGACGGAGGTTCGAATCCTTCCACCTAGACCAAATTGAGGGAGTGTATGTCCAAATCAATTGACGTAGATAGACGGCAACGAGCTTTCCAGCTGTTTGCCCGATATCGCAACCTGAGTAGAGTGAGTAAAGAACTTGGCATCCCCGTTGCCACCCTTCATGTATGGAAAAAACAAGAAGGGTGGGAAGAAAAACTTGTTACTTTACAAGAACAATTAAAAGGATCCTTATCCATTTTAGAGAAGGCTAAAGATAACGCTGTTGTTGCTGGAGAAATTGCTCAATTAAACGTCCTGCAGCATTTGGAAACTATGGTCGCGGAAGTCCTCGTAGGCAGAACAATTCAGATGTCAAAGTGGTCGGACGTCATTAAAACCTTAGAATACGTACAAAAAGAAAAGCGGTTGCTCTTAGGTGAAAATACAGAAAATGTTAAAAACGCCATTGAAATAGAGAAAAAGGATGAAAAAGAAATGGAAAGGGACACAGAAGAGTATGCAAGACTTTTAGGTTGGGAAAAGAAGGCTCAACCAGTTTCCAGCAAGGAACCACAATCTAATGGCGGAAGCCAATCCTGAATTTGAAAAGAAGTTCGATCTCTATAAAACCCTAAAAAAGAAAGTCATAGAACAGGCTAGGGTAGATCCTAAAGTCTTCATTGATTATGTTTTTAAATATGACAGCGTGCCAATGCACAACTCCTGGCAGGACTTCGTTTCTAATAACCTATTCGGCCAGATCCTCGCTCCTAGAGATCATGGGAAGACTGAACAACTCACTATAGGAAGAGTGTGTTGGGAAATCGGAAAAAACCCAAATTTACGTATCAAGATAGCTTGTGAGGCTGAAGATTTAGCCTTTAAAATCATATCCCGAATTTCTGCCACATTAACCAGGAATCAACGTTACAAGGAAATCTTTCCTGACATAAGGCCCTCTAGTATAGGTTCATGGACCAAGTCTCAGTTGACCGTTGAGAGGACGGAAGACCATAAAGATCCATCTATTGAAGGTGCAGGTGTATTGACATCTAGTACTGGAGGTCGTGCTGATTTAATAATATTTGACGACATCGCTGGATTACGCAATACTCTGTACTTTCCACGAATGAGGGAACAGGTTAAGGAGGCATTCTACTCAAACTGGTTGAACTTGTTACATGGACCTAAGGCACGGTGGTTTTTAATAGGCACCCCATGGCATGTACAAGACATCATTTGGGAAGTTAAAAGCAACGACGCTATTCCAAAAGCTTACGTCCACGCAGTCGACGATGATTTTAATTCTCCGTGGCCTGAACACTGTCCCCATGATTTCCTCAAAATGCGGTTATCCATCCTCAAACAGAAGCACTACAACCGTGCATATCGATTGATTCCGATCTCAGATGATGAAGCTTGGATTAATGTATCGGCTGTTAATGCTTGCATCGATCGGGAACTAACAGTACATGACGTTTTAAATAATCCAGAATTTGTGAAGTTTACAGGAATCGATCTAGGCCATCGAGAAGGACCTGATGCATGTCCGTCTGTGATCTATACAATAGCACGTACGCCTACAGGTAAACGAATACCTTGCGACATTAGAATCAGTCATGAAGGGTCGATCCTAGAACTTGGTCGTGTTATAATAAATGTGTGGGAGACACTTAAACCATCATTAATATTCTGTGAGAATAATGCGGCACAGAAGTACGTGGTAGACTTGGTCAAGGGTATAGGTCCAATAGGGTTACCCATTGAAGGATATTTTACAGGTTCACAAAAAATGAATATCGACACTGGGGTACCTTCACTGTTAGCTGAGATTGAAGGCGGTGCGTGGAAAGTTCCTCTAGGAGCCGGAGGAGATCACGATGACTCATGTAAATGTGGTTACTGTCAGTGGTTACGAGAAGTAAGAGATTTTCCTTTAACTTCTCAGGATGTCTTAATGGCATCTTATTTGGCACTAGAAGCATTGAGGAAAGTTATGGAGCAGCGTAGTAGAAGCGGGGGCTTCTCCATTTGGAGATACAATTAAATGTTATATGATCCTAATGGAAATGTAATCAGTAATGAAGGCCCTGATCTAGATGAGGTGAGACGTAGTTACGCGTCTATTAAAAAAGGCCACTTGGATCACAGGACTGGTGGATTTGCAGAATTTGGTTTATTCGCCGCTCACCCCCAAAGCCTAGGACGAATAAGTAACAATCTATTACGACACATTTATGAAGTTTCATCTTCAGTTAGACCTGCCGTAGATGGTATTGCCCGCAGTGTTTCACATCTCCCATGGAGTATTCAACACCGTGATATGAAGTTCCATGCCCCAGAAGAGTCTCAGGAAATAATTGATTTCTTAGAACATCCAAATATGGATGGGGAAGATTTACCTGATATTTTGGCTAAGTTTTTAAATGATATGTTAGTTGTCGGGAAGGGAGTTATTGAAAAAGTACGGAACCCTTTTGGTAGGTTAATTGAATTAGTAGCACGGGATGCAGCTCTTTTTAAACCGATTCACGATCATAACGGCACTGTATTAGGTTATATGGAATTTGAAAGAAATACCCTTAAACCACTAAGCAAGCATCCAAAAGAGAATATAATTTTTAAATATTTCACACCTACCTCATATACAGAAGGCGCAGTTCCAATTATAGAAACAGTGGTAAACGAAATTGCACTCTTAATGTTATCAGTTAAAGCAATCGGATGGGCATTTACCCACGATGAGATTCCACCAGGGGTATTGCACTTAGGTGAAATTGGCCGGGAGGCATTAGATAGGGCTAAAGCTAGTTTTGAAGCAGCACGGGGTATTGTGGGTGGAGGTACTGCTAAGATTAGGGTTATTGACAATGTAGACAAGGCTGACTGGATCCAATTTACTAGGCCCTTTAGGGAAAATCAAGTAGCTGAATTGATGCCTATGATTGAAAGGATTGTGGCTCGGAATTTTGGACTGGCCCCAGTTGAAACTAACTTATCTGCTAACGGAAATAGGGATGCAGACATATCTGTTAGAGCATCTCAATCTAGGTTAATCATTCCACTAATGGATGGTATTCAAAATGCTTTGACACACAATGTTGTAAGGCATGAAAATTCAAATTTAAGATTTAGATTCAATAAAGCTCCACAAGAAAAGGTCCCTGAACAAGCTCAGGCTAATGCTATCTTATGGAGATCAGGTATAATTACTCCAAATGAGGGACGTTTTAATATGGGGTACGCAGGAGTTCCAGGAGGAGATACTAGGACTGTTTTATTAGGCAATGAAGTGGTACCCTTTGATCCAGAAACAGGATTACCGATCCCGCGTAAAAAAGAAGAAGGACAAATGCCGGATTCGGAAGGACCGGGTCCAGGCAGGCCAAGCGTTCCCGGTAGGCTTCCTAAATTAATTCCACAACCATCTAAGCCCCCTACAAGGGATCAAGATGAAGATCAAGATGAAGAACAGGAAGAAAGTAGTTCCATTGAAATCCCCTTTGATGTTGAACTGAGTGATGATGACTTTGAACAGGCATATGATTTAGATGGTGAAGAACTTTTAGTAAAAAAAAAGAATTTAATCTCTAAACAAGA